AACGCCTTCACGAAGAGGGAGTTCGATAGCCTTTGCAATTTCGCGTTGTGCTTCGATAGCTACAGATTTTTCTGCACTACCTGATCTTTTATATAGATCAATTAGTTCGTCGCTTGGACGTTCTACGCTCTTAACCATATTATATTCTCCTATTTATTATTTAATTATTGTTTGCGAGTTACAGGAAGATTAATTTCAACCTTCGCATAACCATCTTGATCTGGACTTGACAAGAAAACACCGACCACTGGTTGAGTTCCTTGGCCAACAAGGTCAGTTTTAGATAGGTTGCCGCTATGAGCAACAAATACTGAGTCGCCAGCAGCAGGAGTAGCGCCCTGTAATCTATTGGTTACAACATAGCCTTTGCGTAGCAAAGTTACCTTGCCGCCCTTTTGTACTTCGTTTTTATACCAGTTGATATGCTGACGAGTTAGGTCAATATTAACCATATCATTCATCAAAATTCCAAGAGGAACTTTGCCAGAACCAGTAGCAGCGTAAGTAGCCAAAGCTTGACTTTGATCCATAGCAGCACCAGAGCCACCAGTGCTCAATGAAGCCATGCCTCCACGTTCAGCAACTTCGTTCATGAAGAAGCTAATGTCGGTTTGTAGTTCGTATCTATCGCCTTTTAGAGCCATATTTATATCTCCTATTAATTACTTTTTAGTTTTTTTGCTAAGAGTTGAGAAGCAGTTGCCTAACCACTCAGAAGCAGAAGATCGTAAGTTATTAGAAGCGTCTTCATTTTCTTCATTAATGCTTGACGCAACAGTTTTTTGAGTTTCTTGAGCATCGTCCAAAATGTCTTCAGCTACAGAAGCGCTTGCTTTTGTCTCATCTTTCATTTCTTTCTTTGCCATCATTTTCTTTTTCATCATAGCTACGATTTTATCGAAGCTATTATCATCAAGAGATTCTACAGAAGCCAAAGTTTCTTCAAGATCGGACTCGTCAATACCAGCCTCAGCTAGTTGAGCCTTTCTCTTTTCCATCTTCATTTTCTTCTGCATATCGTTGTATTTTGCCTCGGTAGCTTCTTTTTCACCTTTTAAGGTGTCAACAGACGCTTTTGTATCTGCAAGTTCTTGAGAGAGTTTGCTGATTTGTTCTTGCAATGAAGCCAAAGTCTGATCTTTTTCAGCAATAGCTGTTTTATATTCTTCTAGTTGAGCTAGAGTTGCTTTGCTTTCTTGATCTTCTTTATCCTTCATTTTCTTTTTCATTTCTTCGTTCATTTTTGCGGCTTCGGCTAATTCAAGCTCTGCTTTAGCTAGCTTTGCCTTCAATTCTTCAATATCCATTTGTTTCTCCTTAATATTTTCAGAAACAGATTTTTCATTTAGTATCACGCTTCTAGGATTAGCAGGTTTTGTTACCAAGCCTTTACCACTAAACGATAAATTGCGCAAAACCCGCCCAAGTTTGAAACCGTCAAATTCACCAGTTCCACCATATGCTCTTAAATGTTTTGTTAAATATGCTGTAGATTCTTCTCTTGCTACTAATTTAGTGCTACCCTGAGCATCTTGAAGGGCGTAATCAAAACTTGGAAATAAACATTCCATAGATACATGCCATTTACCACCCTCTTCAATTTCTGTAATGATTTCTTTCATTCTAGCCCGGAGTTCTTGATCACTCCAAGTTTTATAAATTACAGCATTTGTTATAATATTAAACTGATTAGGTAAATCAGAAATGTCGGAATCGTCAGGAATAAGTTCGCCGTTAAAATCAACAACATAGTTTCCTGTAATATGCCCAATGATATCTTTTTCATTATGCATATAATTAAATTGTTTATCTTCAGGGGTTTTTCGGGCTGCCCACATTTCTTCGGCAAGGAAAATATCGTCATTTTTATTCCAGCCGGTACTAACTAAAATAGAGGATAAATTAAAAAGATCCATCTGATCTGATCTATCCAAATTTGAAGCTTTGATAAATTCAGCGATGGATTTTTCGTTTAAATGGGGGTTTTTCTTGGCGCTAACCACCGGCGACAAATATGCAACAGATGTTTGCGAAGCAATAGCTTTTGCTAAACCGTCTTCTATTTCTTGCCGAAAAATTTCCATTTGTTACCTCTTGTGTTTATAATTAAGTACGTCTGTTAATACACAAAAAAAATATTTTTATATTAATTCTGAGTAACAAAAGGCGTAAATATGCTTCATCTGTTCGAAATTTGGCTTTTCGTTATTCTCGGAAATAAAGTCTTCTACAGACACTTTAACTAAAGAAGAAAACTCTTTAGAATAAGTTTTATTAGACTGTAAAGTTTCTTGAATAGCTTCTGGGCCTATTTCTTCAAATGGCTCAATATTAGCCAAAACAGATAATTTAAGATTATCAAACTGTCTAATCTCTTCATTAGTCAGTTCTCTTAAATTCTTTTTATTAAAGTAAGAAAGAATAAATGGGTTTAATATATCGGCTATTTCTTTTTGGGCAGATACAGCCCATAAAGCAATTTCAGCCCGGCTTCTTGGTTTTACCGTTTTAGTAACTCGCTTAGTTGTATCTTTACTGTTCAGAGGGCGGCCACCAGATGGAGATGGATTATCCTTTGGTTTGGCAGGATTTCCAAGACCGCCGCCGCCTACTGGTGCAACCGGCTCCTTATATGGTATTTCTAACTTATCATAATAAGGCTTATCTAGTGCGCCCCGCTGAGCAGATATTTCCGCAATCTTTTTAGCGTGTTGTGGATTGTGGAATGGACTAGCTTTATCGGGAATTTCATTGTTTTCATTTCTATCTTTCTCTTCTCTTTTTACTCTAATTTTTTCAATTTCTGGCATTTCTCGCATTCTCTCAAGCAGAGTTTCATTACTGATAATATTTCTATCGGCCAAATCCAGCATAAGCTTTTTCATTGAAGCTTCGTCAGATAAAATAATAGAATCAAAATGAATTTGCGCAGATTTTTTGAAACCCATAGCTTTTCTGACAATATCTAGTTCTTTTTGCCAAAAACCTAAAAGAATAGAGCGGCCATACTCAAGGCGCTCAATTAATGTTTTAAGAGAAACATAGTTATTGGTAAAACCTCCACTAGAACCAGCAGCCCCGGTTAATGTTGGAGGAATACCTAGCCCGGCGTATATACTTGTTAATACAGGTTGATACTTTTCAGATCCTAAAAACTTGTAAATCTGAGAGTTGCTTTCGGTGAACTTTAGTTCCGGACCCCATACAAGATCCATTGTGCCACCGCCGACATTACTAGCTAATATATCTCTTAGCTTATTTAATATAGCTTTTTTAGGGGCTATTTTATATTCTAGATCGCCCAGTGTCCATAAACGAATATTAGATATAGCTCCATCTAAAGCGGCCAAATCAGCCAGCTTCATTTTTTCTAGCATGAAGATATCATCTAGAATAGCATAAATCATAGGATTAGCCCATAAGAGCCAATCATCTTTTTTATAATTAAAAACAGAAACAGAAGCGGGGTCTAAATCAATATAATTCTGCCCGGCCTCTATATTTTTTCTTAAATTATCAGATAAAACATAAACATTGTTTTGTTTTTTAAGGTCTTGAATGGTGCTAGAATTTAAATTCATTACTAGCTTATATTGACCCACCCCAACCTTTTTATAGTCACAGGCTAATGGATTTAGAAATTCATAGTGCCACGGAATTTCGCGTTTTCTAACATTTACTTCTTCTGGATAAATATCATCGGCAGCAGCCGCCCTAAGTTCTTTTTCTTTTTTAGCAGAAATTTTTGCTGTTGATCTGCGAACTATAGGATTTCCATGTCGAAAAAGATAATTGCAAAAACGTTCTGATCTTTCTATTCCTTTAACTTCCTGAAACCATTTACGATAAAATTTTTCAATGGTTTTATTTTCATGAACTAAAGTAATGCCCTGACAGGCAAAATCTCCCATAAGATCAATAACATTTCGCACTATACCAACACGATCATAAGCATCCATCGACTGCTTCATGATTTTCTTTTGTTGGGATGGTACTATTTCAGTAGATCTAAAAGAATAATAATCAGATTTATTAAAGCCGGGCCGAACCGATCTATTTGGCTCAACATCAATAAAAGTTCTATCCCGATACCCGACTGCCCTTTCTACTGATCCATATGCATCTACTATTTCTTTAGATCCATAGCTACGGAAAAATTCTTGGTCTTCTTGTGGGCGATTCATAATATGATTAAAATCCTCGTAATTGAATTAGTAATATAATTACATAATTCTATACACAGAATTTTAAAAATTAGTATTCTGGAGACCACCATTGAGGGCCGTAATATAAGTCTTCATCATCGCTGTCAGAGTCATCAGAGCTATATGATTGAGCAAATCCGCCTATACAGGTATAAGATTCTATAATATTTTCAGACGGTTTAGACCTAGCCGCCATATTAGCCATAAGTAAAGCAGAATATCGGTCTTTTCTTAATTTTAGCTTTTTATTAATACCTATTTTACTTTCTGGAGTATCCCATCTTTCCCGGCCGCTTTGGGTTTGAGAAATAATAATCATCGATAATTCATTTTTTAACTCTTCAATTTCTAATATACAATCTTCTCTAGTATCATAAGCCCTATTTTCTAAGTTATCTAATTCTGACGACATGCCTAAGCTTATAGCGTCGAAGTAGGGAAATAAAACCACTTTATCTTCCATGTCTTTTCTAAGGCCGTGATTAGCTTCGCTAATCCAATCGGCCTTGGCAAAGTTACACATTCTTAATATATGCAAGCCCGGATTGTCGTCTGTATCTTTTGGCTCGTCCCTGTCTATGACCGGCCAGATTGCAAGTTCTGCTTGTCTAATTTTATCTTTATCATGAAGCGCTTCCATTACCGCGATACCACCGCCCTGCGAGTCCATAGCTATTTCTCGACAGGGAAATATTTTCATTAAGTTTCTAATTTTTCTAGCACAGTAAGAATAAAAATCATCCTCATCGGCCAAGTTAGACTTGACCCGGTTTTTATGCTCCTGCCTGTTGGTGGTCCAGCAGTGAACAATTCTTCTATGATCCTCATTTACTTCTACAACAACTATACTAAAATTATCTACTTCGGAAGCTGGGTCAACACCATAAACATACTGCTTTTTTTGATCCCCTGTAAGTAATGGCTCAAAAAACACCGTTCCGCTTGGAAGTTTAATTTGATTATCGTGCGATACTGTGCAAGACTCAATTAAACTACGCTTAAAAAACCCTTGAGAATCTGATGTGAAAACAGATCCGTATTCCATTTGAAAAATACCGGAATGAACTGTAGCTCTAGCCCGTTCTATTTGAGCTTCATCCATAAAGCCCTCTGGTAAATAATTAACAGGTATTCTCAGTACAGTATAATCGGCCCAATTAAAGTCTTGACTCGGCGGAGAACCTAAAACCTCCGTCAGTTTTTTGTGATTGCCTTTTGTTTCTATAATGCTTTTATATTTTTTCCAGTATTGTGCGAAATGATTAAATTCATAGTAAGCAGTACCGGAAAGAATAATTTGGTTTGTGGCATGAATAGTGCCCGGCTCTGAATCATAATTCTCCCATATGATACCTAGTTCTTTAGCCTTCTTTTTAGCGGCCTTAATCTTGATATTTTCTATAGGAGACGCTGATACTGAGGCAAAACCAGCGACAACATTTTCAAATATATCTCTAGGTATAGAGTTATGCTGTACGAAACCATTACCTATAAACGAATTTGTTTTAGGCATATAGAAGTCATATAAGTGTTGTTGTTTTTTTAATTTTTTAACACTTTTAACTCTAAAAATAAAATCTTTAGACTTTAAATAATTTTTAAAGTATTCTTGAGCTTCTTCTGGCGAATCAAAAGACCCTAAGTGTTTATTTTTTCCGCCTTCTGTAGTGCTTAAATAATATCTAGTTGTTTTTTTAGCAACAGCTCTAATTTGCGGTTTTTTAACTAAAAAATCAACATCATCAAACTTATCTTTCCATTTTAAAATATCTAATAGTTGATATGTTTTATAAGCAGACTCCCCTCTTATGGATAACATATAATTTTTTCTTTTGGAAATATTACCATTTTTTACAGTAATAGAACAGGTGATTCCAAATTTTAAAAGCAATATTTGCAAAACGTTAAGAAGTTTTTTTGAAGAGCTATAATAAGCAACGCCAACCCTCTTTTTGTTATGTTCGTAATAATTGAAAGCACTTCCATCACCCTCAAATAAGCCAGATAAAAAGGAGACTATTACAGATCTTGGTGATTGTAAAATCTTAGATGGAATACTTTTTTCGTGAGCGACACTCATAGATAAGCCAAATTTTCTCAAAGTTGTTCTAAAGTCAGTATCTCTATAACAAAGTTCCCAAGATTCTTTACATTTCCAACCTCTTGGATCTAAATATTCATCTTTGTGATATTCTTTCCAGTCAAAATTAAAGCTGTTTTTTAACTTATCTATTAAGGAGCGATCTGTATTTTTAACAGATATAAAGTTTCTGTTTGTGCAAGTTCCTTCAGAAACTAAAATCCCTAAAAGCCAACCCAATTTTTCGTCTAATAAAATGTCTTTATAAGATATATAGTCGCTTGGAAAATAATTATTTGAACTTAAAACAAGATTATCTTTTTCCGTAAGATCTTTAGCTAATTTCCACCCATTTGTTGTCATAACTTGATGTATATTAGAACATCTAAAAGAATAACCGTTTTGAGTAGTTACTTGGTAAACATCAGTTAAAGGTGTTTTAAATATTCTTTCGGGCGTTTCTAGCTCTCTATCTTTATTTAATAAATTGTATACGTCCCCCTTTAGATAGTCTGAAATTTTGACGAGCCCGCGATCTGTTTGTATTAGAGTGGAAGATACGAGACACGCGAACTCATCGGCAATAATATCGTTCGCACGTTGACCCCTTATCTTCTCTCCATTGCCTAAAGGTAAGCAGGTTATAGTACCACCATTGATTCTCATTACGCATCGGTCAATGTCTCTAGATGGGCCGCTGTCTTTATCACAAAGATCTCTTAATATAGGCGCATTTTTCCATATAGTTTCCATATACTCAAAAATAACTTTAGATTGTCTAAAAGCTGCTCCCACAACAATAATTTTACGACGAGGCATCAAGAGACAGCGTAAAATACAATAAACCGCCATCGTAAAAGATTTAGACATACCACGACTACCAATGAGCATGGGAAATTTTTTATGCCACATCTCTTGGAGAACAACATGCTGAAAAGGTGCCAACTCTAAGTTCAAAATATATTTTGTAATAAAAGAAAAGTACTCAGGTTGAGCCATAAGCCAAGTAATGCGCTCAATATATTCTTCCGTATCTTCCACATCCTCTAATATAGATAAAGGATTAAATAAATCAGATTCATTAACCTCTATACCAAGCCATGCATCTTTTAGCTTATTTTCTATTGAAATCATCTTCTCTCTCTATC